ACCTTCTTTGATGAGAATTTTTACTGCGGGTGAATCCATTGTAGAATTTGTACCTGTAGGCCCTGAAGATATCGAAACAGCAGAACAAGCTACCGATTATTGTAATCATATTTTGATGAAAGATAATTCTGGTTTTATGACATTGCATACTTGGTTCAAAGATGCTCTTATTCAGAAGAATGGTTTTATTAAAGTATTTTGGAATGAAGCGATTGAAGAGAAAAAAGAAACTTATGAAAATTTAACAGAGATAGAATATCAATCTTTATTAGCAAACGAAGATGTAGAACTTATTTCCCAAACAGAACATTTAGAAAAAGAAGAAGTCATGGATGAGATGGGGAACTCTATGCCATCTCAAAAAATGTATTATGACTGTGAAGTGAGACGTAAAAAAAATGTAGGGAAAGTCCAAATTGAAAATGTACCTCCAGAAGAAATGCTTATTTCTCGTGATGCAAAAGATATTCAAACAGCAGACTTTATTGCACACCGAGTAACTAAAACTAGATCTCAACTAATTAGAGAAGGTTTTGATAAAGATGTGGTAATGAAACTTCCAGCATTTGATGAATCAGTTTATAACGAAGAAAAAACTACAAGAAGAATCTATGACGACCAAGCACCTTATGACACTGTTAACGCAGATCCTACAATGGCAGAGGTTCAAGTTACAGAATGTTATATGCGTGTGGATTACGACCAAGACGATGTTGCTGAATTAAGAAAGATTACAGTAGCTGGTCAAGGTTATGAAATATTAGATAACGTAGAAATAGATCATATTCCTTTTGCAACTATTACTCCTATCCCAATGCCACATAGATTCTTTGGTCTATCCCTTACTGACTTAACAGCAGATTTACAGTTAATTAAAACTACTGTGCTAAGACAAACACTCGACAATATGTACTTACAAAATAATGCTCGTACTATTGTAACGGATGGACAAGTAAACTTAGACGATCTATTAACATCTAGACCTGGTGGTATTGTTCGTGTTAAATCACCTAACGCAGTACAACCATTTCCTACTCCTAACTTCTTAAATCAAGGTTTGAGTATGATGGAGAAAGTCGATCAGATTAAAGAACAACGCACTGGTGTTTCTAGAACACAAATGGGTGCAGATCCAGATTTAATTCAGAAGTCACACACCACTGCTGCTTCTACAAGAGCTTTGATGAACGCAGCTACACAAAGAATTGAAATGATTGCTAGAGTCTTTGCTGAGACCGGGGTAAAAGATATGTTTAAACTTATCTATGCCAACGTAGTGAAGTATCAAGAAGCAGAACGTATTGTTAGATTAAGAGGGAAGTATATTCCTGTTGATCCTCGTTCATGGGTTTCTAACATGGATTTAACAATTACTGTAGGATTAGGTAATGCAGATCCAGAACAACGATATGCTGCACTTGCTCAGATTTTAGCAATTCAAGAAAAATTAATTCAAGTTGGTGGAATGGGTACACTTGTAGATCAAAATAAAATCTACAATACTATTTCTAAGATTGTAGAAGTTGCTGGTTATAAATCACCAGAACAATTCTTTATTAATCCAGAAAATGCACCTCCACAACCACCAAAACAAGAGCAACAAAATCCATTAGTTGGAGTGGCATTACAAGAGTTAGAATTAAATAGACAAAAAGCAATGGCAGATATTCAACTGCAACAACAAAAATTAGAAGTTAACATGGCTATTGAAAAACAAAAAATTCTAGCAGATATAGAAAAACAAAAAATTAGAAACGAAGGCGACATACAAGAAGCCTTAATCAAGAGAGGAATGAGATGATAGGAAGTGATCCTAAATACCAAGCAATTATTGATGCTTATAAATCTGGTCAATTAGCAACAACTACACCACAATACAATCCAATATACGATATTAGATCACAGCAAATTGCTGCTGGTGAATTACCTGCTGGTTCTCAATTCCCTATTCCTCAATTAGTAACAACCCCTACTACTGAAACACCTAAAGAAACATTCGATCCTTGTCCTCCCGGTTATCAATTAGTTGATGGTGTCTGTCAACCAGATACTATGTTCCAACAAGATAGAGGGGGAAATGACAAAGAACCTTACACAGGTCCTAAAATAACCAATGGTATTATTGAAGGATATGAACAAATATTATCCCCTGGTTCTGGTGCTTTAAATTCTATGGAAATGATGGAATTAGAAAAAAGATTCGGCCCTGAAATAGCAAAAGAAATGGGATTACTTAATCAAAAATATCGCAATAGAGGAGTTCAGTATAATCCAGAAACAGGAAGATTTGTAGCTATATCTCCAAAATTAGGCCAACTTGCTGGAGATATTGGTGGTGCAGTAGGAAGCATGTTTGGTGGTTTAACAGATGCTGCAATGAATTATTTAGGAAGTGGTGGATTGTTAGGAACACTATTATCTCCATTTAAAAAGAAATCAACAGATTCTAAATTAGATAATATTGTTGGATCTGGTCAATTATCAGAAGCAGAAGTTGCTAAACTATTAGATATCTTAAACAAAAATACACAACAAGTTATTCAAAATAATATAATCGACAATGTTGGTGCTCAAATGTCTGATGCAGAAGCACAAAAATTATTAGATGTATTTAAAGAAGATACTAAAATTAAAACAGAAGCATCAACTTTAGGTAAAATGGTTAAAGAAGGAACTGGATCATCTGGTGCTCCAGGTAGGAATTATTCTACACCTGCAAGAACTAGAGCAGCACAAGCTGCTAGTAAACTTGGAACAACACTAGCCACAAGAGGCCGATAATTGGATTTAACTAAACAAATTTCTAGAGGACAACGAGCTAAAGAACTATTAGAAGATCCTCTATTACAAGATTCCTTAAAAGCAATTAGGAATAAACTTGACACTGAATGGAAGAACTCACCCCTGAGAGACGTTGAAGGTCGTGAAAAAATATTCTTCCTAGTCAAGGCTATAGATGAGTTAGAAGCAATGTTAATTTCAGAAATGGAAACTGGAAAACTAGCTTCACAACAACTCAAATAACAATCATAAAAGAAAGGTAATATACCATGATAGATAATCCCAATAGGGAATCTAAGCCTATCTACAATACTGTAGATCAAGCACAATCTGCGTTTGCTAACTTGTTAAACGCCACTGACGAGAGCAGAGAGCAGACAACAGAATCAGTCGAAGCAACACAAGACGAGCCTTACGAGGCTAACGAGAGTGAAGTAGAAGCTGCCGAAGTTGAAGAAAAAAGTCAATCCGAAGATCAAACTGATGACTATAGTGAAGAGGAACAAGAAGAGGAAGCCAAATACGAAATAAAAGTAAACGGCAAACCTGTTGAAGTTACCCTCGATGAACTAATGTCTGGTTATCAACGAGATGCAGACTATCGTAGAAAGACAATGGAACTAGCTGATGAAAGACGAATCTTACAAGAGGAAGTCAACAAAGCTAAATCAGAGTCTGATATGGTGGCAAAACTACGACAAGACTATGCGACACGTCTAAGTGAGATTGAAAACTCAATGAAACCTGATGCGAATATTAATTGGTCTAGATTATATGAAGATGATCCAGATGAATACCATCGTAAAAAGATTGAAGTTGAGAATAAATCTAAAGCACTAGAAACCATTAAGGCAGAACGTCAACGTGCTCTAAAAGAACAACAAGAAGAACAAACTAAAGTATTTCAAAAATACTTAGAAGAACAAAAACAACTTCTTGCTTCTAAAGAACCAGATTACGTTGATCCTGTTAAAGGTGAAGGGTTGCGTAAAGACTTAACTGGTTATCTTAAAAAAGAAGGCTACTCAGATCAAGAGTTGAACATGATGGTAGATCATCGATCATTCGTGATTGCCAAAAAAGCTATGCTTTATGATAAGATGATGAGTTCTAGAGTCTCTGCAAAACAATCTAAACCTGTTCCTAAGATGGTTCGAAGTGGTACACAGAAAACAATCAACAAAGACAGTCAAGAAGCCAAGTCGTTAAAATCTCGCTTAAAACAAACAGGATCTATGAGAGATGCTGCAAATGTTCTTAAGCAATTCTTATAAACAACTAACGAAAGGACTAAAAAATGGCTGTACCAACAAATACAGTGTCCGCACATAACAGAGTTGGCATAAGAGAAGATCTAGAGGATGTAATTTATTCAATTTCTCCTACAGAAACTCCTTTTATGACTAACATTGCTAAAGGAACTGCGGATCAAGTAAAACACGAATGGCAGAAAGATTCACTAGCTGCTGCATCAACAGGAAACGCTCAAGTCGAGGGTGATGATGTTGCAACTTATGATTCAAGAGCTGCTACAACTAGAGTACAAAACTACTGTCAGATTTCAAGAAAGACAGTTGTTGTATCTGGAACAAACAGTGCTGTTAACTCAGCAGGTCGAAATGACGAACTAGCATACCAACTAGCAAAAATGGGTAAAGAGTTAAAGAGAGACATGGAAGCTATCTTAACTAATAACCAAGCTGCATCTGCTGGTAGTGCTTCTTCTGCAAGAACTCTTGCTGGTTTGCCTTCATGGTTAACTAATGCAGTGCGTTCTGCTGGAACATCAACACCGGGTGCTGATCCTACTGGTGACGGATCTAATACTGCTACAGACTCTGACTTATTAGTAGCTTTCTCAGAAGATAACTTAAAAGCAGTTATCCTTGAGTGTTACCAAGATGGTGGCGATCCAGATATGATTATGGTTGGCCCATTCAACAAACAAAAGTTCTCTGGTTTCACAGGTTCTGCTACTAAGTACAAGAACGTAGAAGATAGAACTATTGTGGCTACCGCAGACATCTATGTTTCTGATTTTGGTGAGCTTAGTGTAGTACCTAACAGATTCCAAAGAGAAAGAGATGCGTTTGTTATCCAATCTGACATGTTCGAATGTGCGTTCTTACGCCCATTCCAAACTAAAGATTTAGCATCTTCTGGTGATAACGATAAGAGACTACTCTTAGCTGAGTACACTCTTGTTGCTAGAAACGCTGACTCTTCTGGACTTGTAGCTGACTGTACAACTTCATAAGTGATATAGTATAATCAAGGGTAGGGGGATTTTCCCCCACCCTACTAATGAACAAAGGAGCAATAAATGAAAGTATTTGATAAAGGTGCATCTTACAAAAAAGGTTCTAAGAAATCTGCTGTAATGCAAGATGGCCCTCATTCTGGCGGTAAAGCTAAGATTAGCAAAAGAAATACACCTGGTGCTAATAAGATGATGACAACTAAAGGAAACCAAAAAGATCCTATCCAAGATATGATTAACAAAGCAATCAATGGCTAAAAAATTAAAACTATCCGATGCTAATGATCCTATTCAAACCAACTTCTATATAGATGAAGGTGCGGATAAATATTATATCGAAGATGTCATTGATGCTAAACCCATTATTGATAGAAATAAAGAACTACAAAAAGAAGATATTAACAAACATAGAGACTTTAAATATGTAGCAAGTATTCCTTTAACAGTTTTTTATAATATGCAAAGACAAGGGATTATTTCTAAGACTGGCAAAGTACAAGATAGAGTAGCTTTTGCTAGATTCTTAAATGATCCAGACAATAAATATTTAAAGGTAACAAATAAGAGAATCTAATGGCATTAACAACATTCAGTCAACTTAAAACAAGTATAGCTAATTATCTTAATCGTTCTGATTTAACATCCGTTATTCCAGACTTTATTACTTTAGCAGAATCTAAATTAAATAGAGTATTACGATTAAGAAAAATGCAAACTATTACTACACTAACTTGTGTTAGTGGTACGGCTACACTAACATTACCTACTGATTTCTTAGAAACAGTACAGTTATATGTTGACGGCAATCCTAATGTTGTTTTAGATTATGTTAATCCTACAGAGATTGAATTAAATAATTTAGGAGATTCTACAGGTACTCCTAAACTTTATACAATTATTGGTGACACAATAAAACTTGCTCCTATCCCAGATTCTACTCACACAGTAAAATTAACATACTTCCAAAAGATACCAGCTTTATCTGATTCTAATACTACTAATTTTCTACTAACTAATTATCCACAAATATATTTATATGGATCATTAGTAGAGTCACAACCATACATTATGAATGATGAAAGATTAGTCACATGGTTAACTCTTTATAACGAAGCTATCAGTACAGCTAATCAAGATGATGAAAAAGGAAGGTATGCTGGTCGTACTGCATTTTCAATGAGTACCGATACTTCAACCCCATGATAGAATTTGGAAACTTACAAGCAGACCTACCAAGATATCAAAATCCTGGTTCGTTAAAGATAGATAATGTTATTCCTTTAGCAAAAGGATATAAATCATTTCCTTCTTTTGTTGCTTTAAGTGATACTGCTCTAAGTAATCAACCATTAGGTTTATTTACTTCTTTTGGTGCAAGTGGATCTACTAACTATTCAGGTGATACAACTAAGTTATATCAAATGGATAATAATGGTGATTTCCAAAATGTATCAAAAGCTGGTGGATATACTAATTCTACAACAGAAGGTTCTAAAGACTTTTGGACATTTACTCAATTTGGTAACAAGATTATTGCAGCAAACTATGCAGATAATTTACAGAAGTTTGATGAAGGTGTAGATACAGTTTTTGCTGATCTAGTTGCCCTTAAAGGAAAATATTTAGCAGTCATTAGAGACTTTGTTGTTTTAGGTTATACAAACGAAAGTTCTACTACTTATAATCAACGAGTAAAATGGTCTGCGTTAAATGATTCTACAGATTGGACACCTAGTCAAACAACACAATCTGGTTATCAAGATATTGTGGGGTCACATGGTTCTGTCCAATCCGTAGTAGGAGGTGAATCCTTTGGTACGATCTTTATGGAAAGAGCTATCTATCGTATGGAATACGTAGGTACTCCTTTAATTTTTACATTCAATAAGATTGCAGATAACATTGGTGCTTTTGCACCTAAATCTGTAGCATCTTTTGCTAATAATATTTTCTTCCTTGCCCAAGATGGATTCTACAAACTAACAGGTGGTCAACAATTAACACCTATTGGTGCTGGTCGAGTTAATGAATTTTTCTTTAATGATATTACTTCTAACTTTGAAGGTATTACTTCTGCTGTTGATCCAAACAACTCGATTGTTATTTGGTCTTATCGTGGTAGTGGTGCTACAGGTGCAGGTACTATCAATAATAAATTTTTAATATACAATTATGCTGTGGACAAATGGTCAACAGGTTCTAGCCAAAGTTTACAATATATCAGTTCTGCATCTCAAGAAGCATTTAATACATTAGAATCATTAGATGTGTTAGGAGACCTAGATGGATTACCTAGATCACTAGACTCTTACTTTTATGGTGAAGGTATTATTGGTCTTGCTGGTTTTAATGGTGATAATAAGTTTGGTAAGTTCTTAGGCGGTAGTTTAGCTGCCACTGTGGACACTACAGAGTTTGAAGGTGTACAAGGTAGAAGATCTACTTTAGTTAATGCACGACCTATTGTAGATGCAAATGGAGAATCAACTACAATTACAGTAACTCCTTTTACTAGAGCATCTCAAGCTGATACAGCAACACAAGGAACTGCTGTTACTATTACTAGTAGTGGAGATTGTCCTTTAAGATCAAATAGTCGTTATCATCGACTAAGAGTCTCTGTAGATGGTAACTTTGATACACTTAGTGGTGTAGATATTGAAGCTAAACCAGAAGGTAAAAGATAATGGCACTTAACCAATTTTTAAGAGTACCTCTTTCTATTCCAGATCAAGCACAACATTTACGATTAATTTCTAGTGCCTTAAACAATACTATTGATGGAAAGTTAAATTCTACTGGTGAATTTAGTTTAGATTATACAACAACTAGTACCACTATTACTGATGCTAGGGTTGGTGTTAATAGTGTTATTTTATGGGTTCCTCTAACTGAACATGCAGCAGATGAAAACCATTATGCTTATTTAAGTAATGTAGGGGAACAACAGTTTACTATAGGGCATCGTGCTCATCCTCACGGAGACGATTTACAATACCGATATGTCGTCATTGGGTAGGGTAGTAACACAAGTACCTGTAGAAGATTTAGAGTTTATTTGGCCTCAAGTTAAAGCCCAACTAGAGAAAGCCCTCGATGGATCATACTCTAGTTATGATATACTTACGTATATAAAGGAAAATCGTATGCAACTATGGATTAGTTGGAACGATGGTATAGAAGCCTCCTTTGTTACAGAAGTATGCGACTATCCTCAAATGAGGGTAATGCGATGGGTTCTAGCTGGTGGTTCAAATATGGAATCATGGCTAACTCTACTAACAGAGAAAGTAGAGAACTGGGCTAAAAAGAATAAATGCCAACGATTAGAAATTGTTGGAAGGAAAGGATGGACAAAAGTTTTGAGAGATTATGAACCTCAAGCCGTATATTTTGTAAAGGAACTAACATGAGTAAAGGATCAACACCCACAACACAATCAAGTACAGTAACAGCAGAGCCTTCTGAATTTGTAAAACCATATTATCAAGAAGCTCTAGGACAAGCACAACAGTTATATCAATCTGATGTACCGCAATACTT